AGCCCGGAACATCGAGCTCTATGAGGACAACAGCGTGAACGCGGCCAGTGGGTCTCCCCGCGAAGCCGATGATTCAGAAAAGGACGATGCAGATGCCAGCGCAGAATAACGCCTTCATGGCGAAGGTGACCCAGAACCCGCTGTTGTTGCAGCCGGGCTGCGAAGAGCTCTTCACGCAGAGCCTCATGGCCGCTCAAGCCGACACCCGCTTCACGGATGCCATGGGCATCTCAGCCGATCCGAAGATGATGCAGGACGAGTTCTGGGACGACGATGATGACTTCATCTCGTGGCTCCGACCTTACAACGTGCAGGACGGGGTCCTGACGATCCCGGTGCATGGTGTTCTGCTCAACAAGATGTCGATCAAGTTCTCCAACTGGATGACAGGCTATACCTACATCCAGAAAGCCTTCGAGCGCGGTCAGGAAGACCCCGAGGTAGAGATGATCGCCTTCGACATTGACAGCCCCGGTGGCGAGGTTGCTGGCAACTTTGCTCTGGTCGAGCAGATCGCAGAAGGCCGTGGCGACAAAGCTATTGTGGCCTATGCAAACGACCACGCATACTCAGCGGCCTACAGCATCGCTACGGCAGCCGACGAGATCGTCATCGCACGATCCGGTGGCGTTGGGTCGGTCGGCGTGATCACTGCGCACATGGATATGAGCGAGGCGCTGAAGAAGCGCGGCGTGAAGGTGACCTTCATCTACGCGGGGGAACACAAGAAGGATGGGAATCCTTATGAGGCATTGCCTGCTGCGGTCAAAGGCCGTATTCAGGAACGCATCGACCGTATTTACGGAGAATTTGTTGGCCTTGTGGCAGCAAACCGGGGTATGGACGAAGAAGCGGTGAGGGCCACAGAGGCTCTTACCTATGACAGCTCCGACGCGATTGAGGTTGGCTTTGCCGACCGCGTAGGCGCTCTCGAAGACGATCTAGCCGCCTTTTCAGAGGCTCAAACGGAGAATGACACCATGGCTAAGACACCTACCAACGCTCCTGCCGCCAATGACGAGGGCGGCTTTACCCAAGAACAAATGGATGCCGCAATCGCTCAGGCGACCAAGGACGGCGCGTCTGCCGAGCAGGCACGCATGAACGACATCCTCGGCTCTGACGAAGCGAAGACCCGCCCTGTTGCGGCGAAAGCGCTTCTGGAAGCTGGCATGGACGCAGGCACGGCGAAAGCCACTCTTGCGAAGATGCCGGAAGAGGCGAAAGCCGAAGAGCCCGCACCGCAGGCAGAGCCCGCCCCGGCGGCCAGTGCCCCGGCACCCACCCCCTTCGCTGCCAACATGAGTGGCCCTGAAGTCGGCGCAGAAGTTGAAGGCGATGCGCCTGACGCGGACAGCCCGCAGGCTCAGTCCAACGCAATGCTGGACGCACTCTCGGCGGCAACGGGCAAGGCCCGCAAAACCGCCTAACTCGCCCTCGGGCAAAACCTTAGCAGCATAGGAGAAAACACATGGCTGTTGACAATAAAATCCCCACAGGCGAGCCCGGCGTAGCTGGTTTTGCCATGGAAAGCTGGGGCAACATCGGCGACATCCGTTATGGTGACGGCGAGCTGACAACCACAGAGCTGACGATCACTGCGTCTGGCGCGGACATTGATCTGGCGCTCTACACCGTGATCAACGGTGGCGGCACGATTGCCGACTACAACGCAACCCCCGATGCGGGCACAGCCGACTACGTTCTGGCCGAGCCTATCTTCATCGCGGATGGCGACACGATGACCGTCCCGGTCTACCGTGAAGGCCACTTCAACATGGACGCCCTCGTCTGGGACGCCACGTATGACACAGACGCCAAGAAGGCAGCCGCCTTTGAAGGCTCGGTGTCGCCCACCATCTTCGTCTCCAAGCCGAAGCATAACTCGGACGCCATCTACTAAGGCGATCCGGCGAGCCCTCGGCTCAGATCAACATCGTCACCATGACGAAGAAAAGAGGAAGACACTATGTCTCTTGCGAACAACATCTACGACACCTCTACCCTGCTGGGCGTCATGCGTGACGACAGCATGATGGAGCCCCCGTCCAACTACTGGCTGAGCCTCGGTTACGGCTCGACCATCCAGTTTGACACTGAAGAAGTGGACTTCTCCAAAATTCAGGAGAACCGCAAAATCGCGCCGCTCGTGGTGCCGACTGCCCAAGGTGTGCCGATCTACAGTGCCGCCGAAGAGCGCGGCTCCCTGAAGCCCGCCTACGTCAAGCCGAAGGACCCTGTGTCCGCCAGCCGCGTGATCCGCCGGGTCGCTGGCTTCGGCGAGTTGAACAGCTCTGCGCCCATGTCGCCGCAGCAGCGTTACATGGCAATCGTCGCTGACATCCTGCGTCAGCACCGTCGTGCCATTGAGCGTCGTTGGGAGTGGATGGCCGCCGAAGCTACGATCAAGGCTCAGGTGATCCTTGAAGGCGAGCGCTACCCCCGCAAGGTGGTGGACTTCCAGCGTGACGCTGGTCACACCGTCGCCCTGACAGGCGGCAACCGCTGGGGCGATGCTGGTGTATCCATCCTCGGCCTGCTGGAAAGCTGGAAGAAAACGATGCGCCGGGCCAAGCACGGTGGCGTCAACAACCGCATCACCGTCGGTGTGGATGCGTGGGAAGTCATGCGTCAGGACTCGGAAATCCGTGACCTGCTGAAGACTGACTACGCCCCATCCCAGCAAGGCGGCCTTGACCTCAACTTCGGGGTCATGGAAGGTCTGGAAGTCGAGCGCGTCGGTAAGCTGAATGGCACGACCGAAGTGTACGTCTACTCCGACTACTACGAAGACGAAGACGGCAGCACGGTGGACTTCATGTCGCCGAAGGATGTTGTCCTGACCTCGCCTTCCATGAACGGTGTCCGTTGCTTCGGCGCGATCCAAGACATCGAAGCGGGCTTCGCCTCTCTGGCGATCTTCCCGAAGATGTGGAACAGCAAGGACCCATCGGCCACGCTGGTGATGTCCCAGTCCGCACCGCTCATGGTGCCGCTGAACCCCAACGCTACCTTCCGGGCAACCGTCGTAGCGTAAACCCTGATTGCCCACTGTGGGCGTCAACCAGCAGCGGTCCTTCGCGGGGCCGCTGCACATTCACAAGCCACTAGGGAGAACCATCATGGCTAAGAAGAAGTACATCACGCGGTCCACTGTGATCCGCACACTTGAACCGGGCAAAGCTGCCGACAAAGCCAAAGGCATTGCACCGACGGCCCCGAAGACCAAAGAGATCGCGGCCAAGACATCCATCATGCTGGACCCTGACGATCAGGAAACGATTGACCTGCTCGGCATGGACGCCATCGCTCTGGCCGTCACAGAAGCCGAGGTCGAGGATGACGATGATGACGGCGACGACGAGGCGAAAGCTGCTGAAGCAACGCTGCGTGCTCGCTACAAAGAGCTGTTTGGCAAAGCCGCTCCGAAGAACATGAAGCTCGACAACATGCAGGCCAAGGTGACCGAGAAGGAAGCCGAGGACGAAGACGACGGCAACGGTCTCGTCTAAGATGTCGATTGCCGATCTTCAAAGTCGGTCGAGGCGGGCGCTCCATAACCACATGGCGCGGCCCGCCTCTTTCTATCAGGACTCCGATACCGTGAGCCCTGAGCCCATCACTGTGCGCCGTCACTCGGCACCGAAGATGGTGGGCGATCTGGCCGGGACCAACCTATCCTATGCCGAGGTCCACGAGCGGCCTACAACCGTCGTTCTCTGGAACGAAGAGCTCGAAGGATTCAAGATCAAGCGCGGCAACCGCCTGATCCTAACCGCGACCGAAGGCTGGTACGTCGAGACGAGTATGCCGCCCGATGGAGACACCACCACGGTCGAAGTAACACCGATGCGCCCAGCCGATCTGGTCGGGCTCACACTCCCTGACGGCACCGTGATCGGAGCCTAAGATGGCTCAGGAATACGCGGTCTTCGTCGAGGGTCTGCAAGACCTCAAATTCAGCAAAGACAACGAGAAGGCTATCCGAGCCGCTGCGTCCAAGGCGATCAACAAGGTCACCCGGGATGCCCGAGTGCGGGCCAGCAAAGAAATCCGTAAGCAGGTCAACCTACCTGCCCGGTACGTGGCCCCCGGCAACAAGAACCTCTACGTGTCCGAGAAGGCCAGCCCCGGCAGCTTGCAGGGTAAGATCACAGCTCGTGGCAGGCCGACCAGCCTAGCCCGCTTCGTGCGGGGCAACCCCAGAGAGGGCAAGGCGGGCATCTACGTTGAGGTAGCACCCGGTCGCGCACGCTTTATGAAACGCGCCTTCCTGATCCGTCTACCGGGCCTCGGGGGCTCTACCGATCTGGGCGCGGCCAACATGGGCCTAGCGATCCGCCTACGAGCTGGCGAGCGGCTTCAGAACAAGGTGGATTCAAGGCGCATTGCCAAAGGCTTGTACGCACTCTACGGTCCCAGTGTAGATCAAGTGTTCCGGTCCCGAGATGGAACGGGCGTTGCCAACGACCTAGTGCCTGATATAGAACAGGACCTATCTGACGAATTTATCCGCCTCTTGGAGCTGTAATGCCTACGATCCCAGACCCACTCAGGCTTCATGTGCAGAAGCAGCTCACTGCCCTCATGCAGACGATCACGCCTGCCGATGGGTACGTGCTGGACTTCAGCGGTGATGGCGCTACGGACGAGACGCCTGTGCGCGTGTTCCGAGGTCGGGCAGTCTATGGCGACGACGATCCGCTCCCCATGCTCTCGATCCTTGAGACGCCCATCCCACTCGATCAGCTCCCACCACCTTCGGGGTCTGGCATGTCCTCTGGTGGCTGGGAGATTATGATCCAAGGGTTCTTCGAGGACGACAAGGACAACCCCACGGACCCGGCCTACGTCGGTCTGGCGGACGTGAAGCAGAAGCTCGCTTTCGAGCAGCGGAAACAAGACTATGACGGGGGGCCAGAAAACGGTATCCTCGGTCTAGGCCAGCATGTCACTGGCATCCAGATCGGCACGGGCGTTGTGCGCCCACCCGATGAAGTCTCGGCGAAGGCATATTTCTGGCTCCTGTTGGTGCTGGAAATGGCCGAGGATTTAACCAAACCCTATGTGGTTTAACTCAAGGAAAGGTCACTAACCATGGCACAAAACTACACCCTCGGGCGCGGTAAGGTTCACTTCGCTCGCTTCCTCGACGGCACACAGACGCCTGACGGTTTCTTCTACATCGGCAACACGCCCGAGTTCTCTCTGAATATCGAATCCGAGACGCTGGATCACTTCAGCTCGGACGAAGGTATCCGCGAGAAGGATGACAGCGTTCCGTTGGAAGTGAACCGGACAGGCTCTCTGACAACCGACAACATCGACCCCAAGAACGTCGCGCTGTTCTTCTTCGGCTCGGACTCCACTGTGACCCAAGCCAGTGTTGCAGAGCAGACCGTGACGCTGACGGACATCAAAGCCGGGCACAGCTACAAGCTCGGCTCGACCACGCAGAACCCAGCGGGCTACTTCGGCATCGACTCCGGGGCGACCTTCACCGTGCAGATCAACGGCGGTGGTGCAGCCCTCGTCGTGGATGTTGACTACACCATGGACTTCGACAATGGTCTGATCTCCTTCGTTGAAGGCTCTCTGATCGCTGTTGACGACGCGGATGTTGACGTGACCTTCACGGTTGCTGCTTCTACCCGGTCTCGTGTGATCTCGGGCTCTGAGCCTGTTGAGGGCGCGATGATGTACATCACCAAGAACCCGAAGGGCACCGACGCGGTATTCTACCTTCCGTATGTCAAGATCACGCCCAACGGCGACTATGCCCTGAAGGGCGACGAGTGGCAGCAGATTCCTCTCTCTCTTGAGGTTCTGAAGCCGACCAATCAGGAAGCCATCTATCGTGACGGCAATCCTGTCCTCTCCTAACTGAGAAAGAAACAAAGGTATGGGACTTCGCAATATTACGATCCACCGGACCACAGTGACCTACCACGGCGAGCCAATCGCCGTGCGTGGTCTCTCTGCTTCAGACATTATGACAGCCGCCCGGGACTACGCGCCCCAGATGGCCTTGGCCTTTAACGAGGTGGTCAACAACGGCAAGATCGGCGACATGAAATCGGCGATTATGAAAGTGGCGGAAGAGTTCCCCGAGCTGGTGGCTGCGTCCATCGCTCTGGCCTCTGACGAATACGACGACGAGAGCGTTACGACGGCAGGCCAACTCCCCTTTACGACGCAGCTTGAGCTCGTGGAAGGCATCTTCAATGAGACCTTCACCAGCGAGGCCGAAGTAAAAAAGCTGATCGAGTCCCTGACAAGGATGATGCTGGCGGCGTCTGGGGCTCTGACGGAGATCAACGGCTCCGACTTGCTGACTGGTATTGGGGAATTAGGCGACAAGCCTCTCTCCTGATCGAAGCAGGCCACGTCGATGCGTTTCACTACCCCCTTGGCCGACTCCACGACGAGTCGGCCTTGGTCGAAGAGAGGCACAATGGGCGAATCATCACGGAAGCGCAGTTCAACCGGACAGCCGTACACTCGCTTCTTTCAAAGCAGGCACGAACACAGTTTCAAAAGCTGGTAAAGTCGCTTAATGTCAAGGCCAAGCCCATCGCTGGGCTGTTTGGCGAAAAAGACGACCAAGGCTCGGAGCAGGGTAGCAACCAGCACAGCAAGGGCCTCTGGGATTAGAACGGGGGCCTAGATGGCACGTAGGGATGTTGATCTCGTAGTCCGCGCAAAGGACGAAGCAGCCAAGGTTCTCGATCAGATCACCAAGGCGGTCGAGCAATTTACAGATGCCTCTCGGGGCATGGACAGCAGCGCCGAGAAGTCTGAATCCTCCCTAGGGCAACTCGGCGCTGCTGTATCCAAGCTCCAAAAAGAGATCGGGGGGCTAGATGTAGCTGACCGTTTAACCAACCAGCTCACCAAAGCAGAGACCCGCCTGTCCAGCATGGAGCAGCAGGTCCAAGAGACCGGGGCCGAGGTCACGCGCCTTGAGCGCCAAGTGAGGCAGGCC